CGGTGAATGGCCAGCAGCGGGCCGGTTTTGGCACTGGTGTAGCGCTTGGCCCCGGCGTTGAATGGGACCAGTTCGCCAGATGATAGACGGCAGTTGACAGCAACCTGGGCCGCGTTGTCCGGGATCAGGCGCTCGGACGTCCGAGGCTGGATGCCGCCAAATTGCGTGATGCGCACAGCCCCCAAAGTGTTCCCCTTCCCGGTCTATGTTGATCGGATGCGTTTAACTACAGTGTCCGCCAGACTGAAACGGATCAAGCAGATTCTTGCAAAGCCACACAGCAGCGGTGTAGCGCCACCCTGAATTCTCGGATTTGTACCGATTGAGCCTCTTGGTAAACATAGCCTCTTGTGGGGCATCGAAGAAGATCAACAATGCAAGTGTCCAGTTGAACGTGACATCCATCAGCACAGCGAGAATTGCTACAGGGGCCAGCAGTATCTTCGGGAGGATAGTAAGAAAAGGCCAAGCCGCCTTCGCTGCCATCGTGACAACGAACAGCAGGTAGAAGGCATAGATGTAGAGCGCGATGTAGATCATGTTTATCTCCGCGTGATGCCGAAGGTTGAGCGCTTCGGGTTGGTGATGCCTTCGTCGCAGGTGGTGATCTGAGATACCCTCACAGCACCGCCCGTATAAGCGCAGCTTTCTGTTCCCACTCAGCGATTCTTACTGCGTCGCCTTCACGAATTGCCCGGATACTGGCGAGGTCGATTTCGCGGAGCTTGGCTTTTGCAATCTCGATGGCGGGATCAGGTACAGGATCGGCGGGGTCAGGTGTGTTGCCTTCTGCAAGCCATGCGAGATATTGCTGGTAGTCGGTGTTACGCGGATCAGCCGGGATACAGGCACCGTCAGAGCGCAGAATCGAATTGCGGTTGGTCAGTTTGTAAGTCATGATTTATAACTCCGAGGCGGCTGCATAGGCGAATATTGCATAGCTACCTGATACCGTAGCACCTACGGAGTAGACAGATTCAAACCCATCTACTCCGGGGTTTACAGCCGAGCCGCCTGAGCCGGTCCCCCCGTATGACAGCGATGCCAGAGTAACGGTAGGTGAGGCGCGCTTTGTGGTTTGGAAGAATATTGGCCGGTACGCCGAAATGTTCGCTGAGTCACCCCGTATAAGAATGTTGTAGGATGATTGCTCGTAATACCGCTGACACAACGCCAACTCCATGCCAACCGGGCGAGTCTCGAAGGGTGTGGCTACTGAGCCGGCTTCGAGTTGGAAGTCGCCAATCATAAACGCTTTGGTTGTAACCGCCGACCCTATAGTGAACGTAACAATCACTTCAAGGCCCAGGCTTGCATCCGTGCTACCAAGAGCAAGCGTATAGGTAAATGGAACGTAGGTAGCCGTTGCTACGCTTATGTTCCCGCTCGTCCCTAAAGAGGTTGAAGCGGAAAATGTATCAAGGGTTGTTGTCGGCTTACGAACATTGACCGTAGCGTCAAGGCTTCCCCCAGTATCCTGGTAAAGCCAACCAGAGACGGTTACCGATTTGCTGTTTAGGTCGTAGGTATTTGCACCTTCGATACGAGTTCCAAATGTTGCCGTACCTGCCCCGGATGTTGTTAATTGAACCTGCTGCCCATATCCCGATTTAGACGAAGCAGCGGGTTGACCACCAGAGTTAAGCAATGACCAAGCAGTACCTGCCGTGTGCGCTGCATAAATCCGATCCGCACCACCGTAAGTTGGAGTATTCGCTGCGGGTATTGAACTGTTCGTACCACGCTGAGATATTTGCATCCCACCATTGATAATCTTGTTCCTGAGCCCCATCGCGCCCATTGCTGCGGAGTAAAGCGCGTTGCCTTCTACTGCAATCTGACCAGCAGCAGTTCGCGTCAGCGTGGTATCCGAGGCGTGGCCGAGTTCGATGCTGGCGGCGGCGAAGGCTTGGGTATATAGGCCGCCAAGTGCTGCAAACGTACTTGCCAGCGTCGCCTTGATGTTCGCCCAGGTCACGTACTTGAGGACGTTGGAGGCAGCAGAATCGAGTATCCCCATCTTGTCGGCATCAACCGGCGTGGTCTTCGCGCTCGATCCGTCGATCTGCGGGCCTACCGCATAGTCGTTCATAGCCGCCGAGCAGGGCCGGCACTCGATCACATCGCCGGAGTTCCATGCGCGCGCAGCGGTGCCGTCCTGCGCACGAACGATGGTCAGGGTATCCGTACTGCGCGCCGTGACCTTGACGACCTCGATGTTGCCGCTCACGTCTTCGAGGGTTGCGTAGGTATAGACGGGGGTCGTGACATCGAACAGCGCACCCTTGCCGGCCTGAACCGTCAGGCTGGTGGCGACATCGGTAATGCCTGCGGCCAGCGTGCTGAAAGCGTTGTTTTTTGCGGTGTATCCCATGACTTACCCCTTAGCTTGCCCACTCAACCGAGCGGCGAATTGATTGATGAACTGCGTTGCACGGCCAGAATTCACGCTCTCGTCATTGCGGCTCTCGGCCATGCCGACGATGTAGTCGCTTAAAGATTCGGTGATGGTTTCCGGTAGGCCGGTGTCTTCGTCGGCAGTGAATGGGCCGGGAATGCGGACATAGAGGACGACAAGCACTTGACCAGCGATCGCCGGAGGATTCAGGTAGAAACGCACCGGGTCGTCGGCGTTCGGCGCCCACTGCTGGGCGGCGGCACTGGTCGCAGCCATCCAGCCCGGCATGAAGGCATCGAGCGCGTCCTTATCGAAGCGCGTCAGCGCGGCGCCGTTCTTGATCCGCAGAACCGCGACCAGTGAATGCGCGTCGTCGAAGGAGATGGATTGCAGCGCCTGGTCAGCCTCGCATTGCAAGTCGCCCTCGGTGTAGAGAAGGCTCGGCTTGATGGCTGGCAGGGCACGCAAAGCCCCGTTGCCGTACTCAAGCAGATCGGCATCCGAATATCGGTAGTCCGGCGTGGTGTCGTTGAGCACCCCGCGGGCGATGGAGATGGCGGAAGAGAGTTTGAATCCCATGGTCAGGCGCCCGAATCACCTTGAACATCCAGCGTGTAGCCGTCGCTGTTGTAGGCCGCCGCCGACGAACCGACTGTGCGCCTGACCCAAATCGCCTTGTGCTGCCCAGCCGGAATGTCGCCGATCAGTAGACCGGCGGCGTAACTGGCCGGCGCGGAGAACGAAACGCCAGATGGTGCCGTCGACTCGTTGCCGACGGTTTGCTCTTCGGCATTCACTGCTGCGGTCCCAAGACCAATGGCGATGGCTGTGTCGGTAGATGGCGAATTCACCGAGAGCCACACCGTTGCGGCGTAGAGCGTCAGAGAGCCGTGGCTGTTCGTGACGTACAGGCAGCGATATTCCACGTCGCCGGCCAAGGCTTCGGCGCCGGTCACGCGGTCGAAGAATGCGTTCAGCGATGCGGATTGAGCGTTGGACGAGATAACCCCGCCCAGCGAGGCGTCACCATCGGCGTTGGAAGCTCCGCCGGAGAGCTTGAAGTCAATGTCGGAAGCGGTAATGGCCATGATCTATCCTTATAGGGGAGGGGCTGTTTGAGTCAGCGCTGCGTTGCCGCCATTGCGCGTCAGAGTTGCGTTGCCGCCAGTCCGCGAAAGGCTGGCATTGGTGATCGGCCTTGACATTCCGAGCCGGTAAAGCGCGCTCGTGTAGGCGGACACATTTCTGGTGACATCGAAGACGACGATCTGGCTGTCCATCACTGGGTTCGTTACGTCGAAAGCCGCCGCCACCGAGTCAGAGGCTGGGTTGGTGTCGTCCCATGCTGCGTCTTGGGTGTCGCTGACCGGGTTGGTCACGTCAAAGAGCGCGGCCCGGCTGTCAACGACTGGGTTGGTCACGTCGAACACTGCATCCTGCGAGTCTGAAACCTGGTTGGTGACATCGAAAACCGTGTCCTGCGTATCGGCGGCGATCTGCCGCATGTCGAAAGCCGCATCCTGCGAGTCGCTAACGGGGTTGGTGACATCGAAGGCCGCTGCCTGAGAATCGGCAGCAATGGCCGTTACATCGAAAACGGCGGCCTGTGAATCGGAAACCGGGTAATACCCGCTCTTCGCCCACGGCGCCTCGTTCCAGCCAATGACGTTGTAGCCTATGGAGCGAGGCATCAATGCCCCCCGATTAGACTCAACGTGGTGCGCGCTGGCGCCGCAGCACTACCGCGATCGGCACGGAATTCTGCGGCGAGAATGCAGTCGTCGAACTGGTTGCGGCAATCGGCGACAAGCTCCGGGGCCGACCATGGCTGCTTGGGCATGGCATACAGCCGAGCCAGTGCGCCGGCAGCAATTTGCTCCCGGTACAGCGCATTGAATTCGTCGGGGAATGTTGTCGCCGCCAAGCTCGGGCGCAGCGCCAGGCGCACGTTCAGCGTCTGTGCCTCATCGGGCACCTTGCGCAGCCCGATCTGGGTCGCGGAATACATCACGGCTGCCGTGACTTCGCCTTCTTCCGTCGCCCAAGACTGCGGTATCGAACCGGTATCCGGTGTATCAATCGGCAGATCGTCGTACTCGGCGGCCAGCAGCCACGCAATTTCCGTCCCCGTCGGGAGACCGGAGACCGTGTAGTTGGCGGTACTGGCCACCACGGTTATCTCTGCCGGCGTGAAGCGGTAGGCTCGGGAACGGTTGCAGAAGTCGATCACCGCGTCGAGAATGGCGTCGTCGATCACCGGCAACGGACAACCGGAGACGTGCGGCTGCACCTTGGGTCTCAACGCGGTCAATGCGGCCATGGTTTAGGCTGCCTTCTGCTCGGCACGCGCCGTCAGTTCTTCAAGGATGCGCTCGCGCAGCTTGTCGGCGCTGAAGTTGTTGCTGAAGCCGACGCCCTCCTGCTTGGCGAACTCCATCAATTCCTTCTTTTCCAGCCCATCCAGCAGGGCGCCCAACGGGACCGGTGGGTCGGTTTGCTCGTCGGCTGGCTGTTCCGCCGTGGCCATCACGACCTCGGTCGGAACAATCGCAAGCCGGACCACGCCGCTCTGGTAGGCCGAGAACTCTTCCGCTGTGGCCATGTAGGTGATTGGCGTCCGGCCATCCTCGGTTTTCTCGGTCTTCCGGCGTTCAGCTTCCTGGTCGAGCGAGTGATTCGTCATCAGCGAGAGCACTTCGCGGCGAATCTGGGCTTCGTCCTTGTCGGCCACATTCACCACGCGATTCAGTTCGGTGCGCGCGAAGACTATCATTTGATCGATGCCCATGCCGTTGATATTGGCGAACACGGCGACATCGTGCTGCTTGTTCAGCTTGCCTTTGCCTTGCGTCAGGAAGGTGCCGCCGTCCATCGAGATCGGCGCCAGGGCGAACGAGTCGGTATGCACCAGCAGGGACTTGGCCATGGCGGCGCTGAAGTTGTGGACTTGGCCTGGCAGCCACACGGCGCCAGACTTGCAAACGGTATCCTCCTGCCGATCCTTCTTGCCGACGTAGCGAATCCCGACGATTGCGTTGTTCATTGGGTGATTCTCCTGAAAAGGGAACGGGCGACTCCGAAGAGCCGCCCGCTTGCTACGCTTACTGGACGCCGATGCTTTCGCCTTCTACCTTGGCGTAGACGGTGCCGGTGGCGGCCTCGGTATTGGCGCCGGTGCCGATGACGATGGTCAGCCAGGAATCGACCTCGACCCGGTAGGGCGGGAAGACTTCCGTCAAAACCGTCTCGGCGTTATTGCCCCATGCCGCATCGGCCAGGACCGCCACGTCGGCGCCTGACACGGCAGCACTGCCGTCAACCGGTGTGAAGCCGATCTTGGCCGTCAGCGTCGGCGAGCCGTTGGTGTCAAGTTCCGTGGTTTTGACGGTGACGCGATGCACGTCAGTCCCCGCCGCCACTCGGCACAACTTGATGATGTCCGCCGCATCGATGTCGGCGTTGGTGACTGCCTTCGAGTCGAAAAACACGGACGCATTGCCGCCGTCACTGGAGAACGCCGGCCCTTTCTTGGTGCTGGTAACAGTACCCATGTGAAACTCCTTGTAGAAGGGATTGCGGCCAGCGAAACTACGCTGGCCGCTTGCTACTGGTTGATGGATCAGGCGCTCAACTTGACGGCGACGTCGACGATCAGCGTGCCATGGTCGGTCGGGATTTTGGCCCCAGCCGAGTCGGGCACGTTGAAGCGCACCTTGGTCGAACCCTCCACGCCGAAGACCGCAAACTCGGGCTCGCGCTCGAAGTTGTGCAGTTTCTCGGCCCATGAGTAGTGCGTACCGCTGGCGGCGTCCTTGCCGTAGGCGCAGGCGAGAGCTTGGGCACCCATCACGATGCAGCGCTCGACGCCGTAACCCGATGTCAGGCCGGTGGCGATCTGCTGCGCTGTCTCCGTTGCCGTCGCCGCATTGGCCGACGTGATGATCTTGGAGTAGTCGCTGGGCAGGAAGCGGATGGCACGGCTGATCTTCTTGACCAGGATGCCGTTCCACATACCGACCTCACCACGGAAGAGCGGGTGCTTGCTGCCGTAGGCCGCGCGGGTGATCGCGTTCTGCTGGAAGGCGCGAAGCGAACCCTCGGTAAGTAGTTGCGAATACACGTTCGGCGGAACCAGCATGACCCACATCGGATCATCGCCAGCCGCAGGGTCGTCGGCGATCTGAACCGGCTGCAAAGTCAGGTCCAGGTTGTCGATGATGTTGCGGATTTGGTCGATGTGCGCCAGGGTCAGGTCATCGGTCGAGGCGATGGAACCAAGCTGTGCGCCGCCTTGGGTCAGACCCGTGCCGTTGACGACATAGTGCCGGTTGTACGTCGGCGCCAAGATCGGATTGACCATGATGTCAGCGAAGTCCGCATCACCGCCGGACGAAGCGCCCGACGCGAATTGCAGCGGAACCACCCAATCGTTGCCGTCGACCTGACCGCGCGCACCAGCCAGATGGCAGAGCGTGCGCTGCTCGAAGTAGCGGGCCGCCAGACCGACAGCCTGCGAGCGAGCCAGGCGACGAAGGTCGTGCACGGTGCGCTGCTGCGACATGCGCCCGCCGGCATTCACCGGGAACGTCCACTGGTCGATCTTGACATCCATGTTGCTGAAGGACATCGGCGTGCCGCGTCCCTCGGCATTGCGGTCGCCCATGATCGGCTTCGCGGTAGCGATGTCGATGCAGTCCATGCGGGCTTGGTCGCCAGCGGTCTTGGTCAGGTCCATGATTTCGACGATGGGCATGCCGGGGCTGGTTTGCAGCTTGGACAGCTTGCCATCGACTTCGGCCATGGTGGGCTTGCCGCCGACCATGTTTCGGAAGGTGCCGGCCTTCTTCTGGGTTTGCGCGAAAAGCGCGGCGCCGTAGATCAGCGCGGCCTGGCTGGAGCCGCTGGCTACATTGGTTTGAGACATTTGCCTTCTCCTAGAATGAAAAAACCCGCATAGGGCGGGTCTTCAGTGGGGTGAAAGGCCGGGATTTAGCGGAGTCGGTTCAGCTTTGCCTCGATCTGGTCGGGAGTCATGGAGTCGAAATACGCTTGAAGCTCCTGCGGCCCTTTACTAAGGATCGCGGCGGCTTCATCGACAGCGGGGGCAGAGCCGCCCGGTATGTCTCCCAACGAACGAGGCGCAGATACGCCGGACTTATCCGCCGCGGCGAGTGCCGCGTCGGCCTTTGCTTTCAATGCTTCGGGTGTTGCCGGCGATGCAGCCGGTGCAACGGGTTTCGTCGTTATCCCAGCCAGGATGTCGCCATAAATCGCCGCAGTGCCAGCCGCTGCCCTGTTTATCAGTTCCGCCGTGTCGGCCCCGACGAATTCGGGGTCATCACACAGCGCTGAGTAGGCATCGACCACGCGATTCCATCGGGCTTGCGCCTTCGGATCGTTGGCTTGCATGGCGCCGCGCAGCGCGACCAGCGTCGGGTTGGCCGCGATTGCGGCTTCCTCGGCGTCGACTCGTACCTGCTCGGCTGACCTTTCGGTCACTTCCTGCCCCTTCTGGAGCGTCTTGACGGTGCCGGCCAGCGCCTCGATCATCGACATCTGCGCGCGAATGGCTTTCGCAAAATCGGGCAGGTCTTCATCGAGTTGCGCCAAGTCTTCCTCGGTCAGCGTGACTGCTGCGCTTTCCGGTGGAACCTTGCCGGCTTGCAGTTGCTTGACCTCTTCGGCCAAAGCCGCTGCCGTCGATTCCGCGCGCAGGGCGCGGTCGCGCTCGCGTTCCAGAACGGAATACGGGATAACGTGTTGCCCATCCTTGGTCTGAACGACCTTTTCCGGTTCCTCCGCAGAGGCGGGGGTTCCATCGGCGGCGGGTTCCTTGACCTCGACCTTTTCAGCGCCGGGCGTTGCGCTTGCAGGTTGTTCGCCTGCTGTATCGCCCTCGGTGGTCTTGTCAGGGGTTCCCGGAGCGTTGGCCAGGGCGTCGATTTGCTCGTCGCTCATGTTGGCCAGCAGTTCGGGGTTTGCCGCGTAGTTCGTTGAGTCCTGTGCTGTGGTTTGCATCGCTGTGTCTCCGTCGCGGGTATTCGCCGTGGCCCGTCTCGCTGGGCTGCGTAGGAGTGATGTTGGAATGAAAAGCCGCCCGGAGGCGGCCTGCTCTTGGTGGCCTTATCGCTGGCCGTGCGTGGAAACTCTTAGGCTCGCGGCAGTACCTCAATGCTGTACGCCTCAAGTGTGATGACTTCGTTCGCTACCGACGGTTTGGCGGTAATCGCTAGTGATTGATCGCTGGTCGTGGCAACGGTGCCAGTCGTGCCGGAACCGTTGATCTGCGAGGCCGCGCTGCCGCGATTGCGAACCGTGAATTCCTGTCTGGCAATCGACAGCGACGAACTGGTGAAGGTGACGCCAGTCCCGACGTTCGGATCCACGGAATCCTGGGTGTAGGCTGCGGCAGTCGCCGAGTAGTCGCCGCCGCTGGTGATCGAGAAGGTGTTGACCCCGAACACACCGGTATTGAACGTGGCGCCCGTACCGCCAGCAGGAGAAACCGACTGCTGCGTCAGCGCCGCCGATCCGACGGTATAGGAACCGCCGCCGGCAACCGTGATGGCATCGACCCCGTACAGCGCCGTGTTGAATGTCGCCCCGGTTCCGCCCGGCGGGGTCGCTGCCCCGTCTTGGGTGAAGGTCGCCGAATTGACGCTGTAGGAGCCGGATTCGCTGATGGTGAAGGTGCGCACACCGAAAGAGCCGGTTTGCAGCGTCAAGCCAGTGCCACCAGCAGGCGTTGCGTCGCCGTCCTGGGTGAATGAGGCAGAACCCACCGTGTAGTTACCGCGCGCGCTGATGGTGAAGGTGTTGACGCCATAGACCGGGGTGTTGAAGGTCGCGCTCGTGCCAGACCCCGACGAGGTAGAGGTAAAGGTTGCCGAGTTGGCCGTGAAAGCACCCGCTGCGCTCAGGGTTGCCGTCAGCACGCCATACGAGGCGGTATTGAAGGTTGCCCCGCTGCCGCCGCCAGTTGTGGAGTCCTGGGTAAAGCTCGCCGTCTCGACCGAGTAGTCGCCGGCAGTGCTGATGGTGAAGGTTCCGACACCGTAGGCACCCGTCTGGAACGTCGCGCCAGTGCCGCCGCTCGGCGACGTGCTGGTGAAGGTGGCGCTCTCGACGGTATAGGAGCCGGCCTGGCTGATCGTGAAGGTGAGAATGGCACCGGCGCCATCAACCGTGTCGACCGTGACTTGCGCCGCCGTCGTGTGCGTGCCGCCAACCAAGGTCACGACATCGCCCGCAATATAGGCGGCCCCGCCGGCATTGATCGCCGCCGACACCAGCTTGGTTGTGTCGACCGTTGCCACCGCCTTTGTCGCAGAGGTTCCGCCGGCCAAGGTAATTGCCTCTGCTGCCACATAACCTGTACCCGCCGCATTCAGTGCGGCGCTGACCAGTTTCGCTGTTGCCACGGTCACGGTCGCCGGGGTGGATTGCGTGCCGCCGACCAGCGTCAGCACGTCGGCGATGGCGTGTCCGGAACCAGCCGCATTCACGGCAACCGAGATCAACTTCGTGGTGGCGACGGTGATCTGCGCCGGAGTGCTTGAGGTTCCGCCGGCC